GCTGCTTGTTGTGCTCTATTCTTTGCCATTATCTATAACTTTTTCTTTTAGATGTATCTGTAAGATACAAAGATATAATATTTAATCTTTGTGTGTTCCTGTCTATCAGCCTAACTCCCATATATTTATCAATAAACTTCTTTCTTGTATCAAAAGATTTTGCAATATCTAAGTATCCAGCATTCTGAGTTATCTCCATACCATCACTATTAAACTGCAAAGCAGTATTATCAGCTTCAATTGTAGCGCCTGGAACATTTGTTAAATCTGCATCATCTCTAAAGTTATTAAAATACCATCCTCTTTCATTTCTCCTTGTATTTGCTCCTAAAATATATGAACCACTAAAAGGTACTATAGGTATTTCTCTAGACATCTGTTCTGAATTGTAAACAAATATATGAGTAAATCCTGGATCATGTAATAAACTTCCCGTTGCAGCAACGTTAGTATTGTATGCTTCAGACGCTTCTACATCTACAGTCCAGTTTACAGATGAAAAAAGTTTATTGTCTGAAGGACCAGCATTATCTATAAATTCAAATATAAATGGTGCAGTTCCACCCGAACCTGTAAAAAGCCCTGGTGTTCCCTTTTGGTGCTGCAAATTAGCAGCAGCATATAAACTAACATTATCCTCTAGTTTATACATCTTTGTATTTGTATATGGATAAAATATAGAGCCATAATCATGAAAAGATCCCCAAGCCTTTAAGGCAGGGTAATAAGAAATAGTCCAATACTTAGCTGTAAAATATGTTAAATTAGTTATAGCTATAGCTTTTTGAGCGGGCTGACTTAGTGTTTTAGGTTCAAAACTATAGGTACCAGTGTCTCGATTAAAAGTATAATTATAATCGTTAAATATATCTATCATATCCTTAGAAGGTTCTAGATAATGATATGTAAGAATAATTCTATCTAGTTGTGCATCATACCCTGCTGTAGCACCTATATTTATAGTAGGCTTATCATAATCTATAGGCAGGGCATATTCCCACAAAGGCTGCGTCATGTTCTCCTGAAACCAACCAAACATACCCATAGTTATATCCTCTAGCTTATCAGTAAACAAAAAACATCTTTTAGAAGCAACATCAACATAAAAATATCCATTAGTAGTAACAACTCCTGACCACTGTGATTGTGTACCACCTTGCCCTCTTTCAGTTGTTATAACTTCAGATGGATCTCTTTCAAAAAAGTCACCGCTACCTAATGATGCAGCTACTGCTCCAACAGCTAGTTCTTCTTTACCTCTTGTAAGCATAAGACTTCTTTCCATATGAGGTATAAGTAAAGATCTCATAGCTTCTAATCTCCAAAGCTCTCCACGGTGTCTAGGTAAATCTCTAAACTGTCCAGGTTTAAATACTCTAAAATTATCTGTAAGACCTGATTGATTATACTTAACGCTTCTTATAATTCTAGTAGGAAAATCTTCTAGTGTAGATATAGGATCTTTATAGTTGTAAGGAATTATAAGTTTTATATCTCCTTCTGCATTATAATCATCATTAAAATCATAATCCCTCTGGTAGAAACCTTCTGCTGCTGCATCTTGTAATAATTTACTTCTAATATTTACGGCTGGAAAAAATGCACTACTCTTATCTTCAGGATCTCTCTCCCGCAAAGCAGTATGACTTCTACTACTTGTAGGAAACAAATGTGTAGCACAATCAAATATTGGATTTAAGTCGTTTCCAAAATAAAGAGATGTACCGTGTCCTGGATGTATTCCTACTTGATTTATTCCTCCTTCTGGTCCAAATGCTTCTACATCAACTACATTAGATATTTTAACCTTTGTGATACCAACCATGCCTAAGAAAGTATCTCCGCCCATAACAGTTTCAGCTGTCACTGACGTAGGATTTATAATCTGTGCGTCGGCTAATCCTGAGGTTCTATATAAATGTCCTGTATATACAAGCTCATTTTGTTCTTCAAAGTTATTATATACATCATCTCTAATAGCATATAAATTACCAAATACACTACTGATTCTAGTATCAAGTGCAGTATTCCAACCTCCAAAGCCTGGTTCTACACTATCAAATGGTTCAGCATCATGAACCTCTGGTACATGATATATATTAGCATCATTAACAAGACCATTAAAATTAAGATCATCACTTAAAATTAAATATCTATCTATAGGATATACATTTAATATTATAGTTTGAGTACCATTTTCATTTTGCACAGAACTTCCAGGCACAGTTACATTATCTGCACCTCCTGCTGGTAAGTATGATTTACCCGCTAAAGGAACTACATAGTTACCAAAGCTACCGAAAGAATTATAGTTTTGCAATCTAGCTCCTGTAGTGTATGCTCTATAATCATATTCAGCTAAATATTCACTAGGTCTAAGTCTGCACCAATCTATAAATAATCTACTAGCCCTACCACTCCCCATATCCGCACCAGTATCATCATCTGCCACAGAAGTTATACCTTTATGAAAACCATTATTTGCATATCCTGCAGCAGCTCCCCCAGATCTATCACATAAGTTATGATACCTACATCCCTTAAACACATTAGCAGCTTCTATGCTATCTCCTGTAATTAAACTATGATACCCATCAAATACAGGATGATTACCTGTTTGTTTGTTGCCAGGAGAGTTCAAACTTACATCCGAAAAAGTACTTGTAGGCATTGGTATAATAATAGAATTACTGTCACTATTATTTCTACCTGGTTCAGAAATCATACCATGATCTATAACAGTAGCATTTTCAGATGATCTGTTTGCATAATATATTTTATAGCCTAATACTAATTCTCTAATTTCTTCTGGGAATGGTATGTTATAAGCTTTAAATCCCATAGGATTAAAATACACAGTAGTATATCCCATACCTGTATACGCACCATCCCATATAAATCCTCCACCTTGATCTGATCTAGCTCCCATACAGCTAGCTCCTGCAGCTGCGTTAGTCTCTTCACTACCGTCAGGAACAGGATTTTGTACTTGTGCTTGAGCACTTATAGACTCTGCAGGAAAATGATGATGTCTAACCGGTGTATTATGTAATGAGTTACCAGTAAACACAGAATTACCACCTGCATCTACTGTCCATATTTGAAAGTCATTATTAGGATCATTAGCAACTGTAGGATAATTTTCATTATCATTTTGCCAGTACCCCATACTATTAGAACCCGGTGCTGTAGAACCTTCTGTAGTTAGATGATACATTCTAGCTGTAAGTCCTGTAGCGTTATACGCCACATTAGACCCTAAATAAGGTTGATTATCAGGATTATCTACAGCATCATAAAAGTCTGTTTCTGAAGCACCATTCTGCATAAGAGTATTTACTGCAGCTCTTCCAGGAATATGATATGCCATAGATTCAGAACCATCTTTTAGTACCCAAGTAATATAAAAAGCATAAACTTCATCTCTATCATATCCTTTAAAAAAATAATTATCATATGCAGATCTACCAAACCCCTGATTATTATTTGTTGTTCTAAATAATCCGTCTACAGTTATACCTGCAAAGTCTCTTTGATGTGATGCATTAGCATTATCATTAGTACCTGCATTTGGGTCAAGTTGTACTGATTCTATTATAATACTATTTGCATACTTCTGATACCCTAAATCTATCTTAGTTCTTACAAGGTTACCAAGATATAATACATCATCTACTTGAGCTATTGTTTTTGCTTTTTTATAAGCTGCTCTAGGAACTTGTGCATCAGCTAGAGTAAATGGTTCAGCAGTCTCATACCCTGTATACTGAATAGTCATTGTAGTACCAGTAATAGGTTTATCTGGAAGTTGAACAGCAGTTTTAATTCCTGATACCTGCTTTATAAATATAGGTCTAACTGCTGCGTACGAGACATCAATATGTCTAACATCCATAAGTATCTTCTTACCACTGCTAGTTCCTGCATCTGCACCCATATAACCATTAACAGCATAATTTTCTGCTGCACCAAAAGGAGTATCTGCTAAACCTTCCGATACGGCATTAATATATATAGGATTACTTACATCCAAGACATTTGTAGTAGCACCAGTTTCACTTACAAACTGTAATGTAAAATAGTATGTGCCTACATTTAGTGTACCACCACTACTTACTTTATTAAGAATTACCTTTGGATAAGATGCTATTTTTGGAAATATATCAAAAGTAACTTCTATATCTAAACCAGCTACAGGTACAGGAGGATTAGTAAGATTCATAAATCTAGGAGGATTGTTGTCATCCGTCCAATATACTGTTACATCATCTGTAGCATTTATTTTATATTCTCCTTCAATAGGAAATAATACATCAAAATTTAACTTATCGTTACATACAGTATCATCAAATAGTACAGTATATGTCCCTAAGCCAGAAGTAGCAGAAGTCCATCTACCTATTCTAGAGCTGCCTAAATTATCAATAGTAAATATTACAATATCATTATCATCTAGAACTATGTACCCAACTACACTCTCATCATTATTTCCAAGTTTTTGTTGTACATCGCCTTTCTCAGAAACAATACACATTTTCTTTATATCGATAACAGCATTTTTTGCATACCGATATGTTCCAGCAGGCTGATCTATTGGACTAGTGTCCCTATTTAATCCATTTACTCTCTTCATTAGTAATCGATACTACGTGTTAATCGTTCTCTTGTGTTAAGGTTTTCAAATGCTGTATTGTGTCTGTTCATGTTTGGTATCATACGTACCCACTGATTCAAGAATGACTCCCATCTATCAATGTCTGGATATACAGCAGCATTTCTAGCTTGCGAGCAGTAGTATCTCCACTTCTCATCTGCAAACTGATAGTTTATACCATTAACACTGTGAGTTATTAACCCACCTAATAATAATTTTTTATATATGTACCAGAACATAGCCTCTTTGAAACTAACGTCATCTGGTATCATTGGGTAGCCATCCTCATCACAAGGAAAAGCTTTATAACTTAAACATACTTTACCTGATACAAAAGATGTTTTTATAACACCCTCATCTACAAAATATGTTTCTTTATGCTTAGCTACTTCATTTACACAATCATCACAGTGTAAGGCTTTAGGAAACGTTCCAGTAGCATAAGACAGTGGCTGTAAACCATTACCATCAGCAAGGTATATATTTTCTAATACAATTATTCTATTGTTTAAATCTCTAAGATCTCTTATCAAAGTTCCTGTAGGATCTTCACAGTCTTCACAAAGAGATGCAGTATCTTGTAGTTTAAGATTTATAGCATCTACCTTTGTTATAAGCTCTGTAAGCTCGTTTTCTATAGAAGGAGATATTGTAGTATTTATTGCTACCTGATTTATGTAATACAAATCAGCAGGCAAAGTAGCTCTATAGTTGCTAATAGTCAATACACATCCTTTTTCTACTAACTGTGCTGATGCACCAATATGCTCAAGAGCTTCTCCTATCCATTCCACAGCATCAATAACCCAGTTACCATCAGATGTCTGTAGGTCTCTCATAACTTTACTTATGATAGCTCTACTAGTTATATTTTTATATACTGCCATTCTTTTTAAATCTTAAATAGGCTAAGTCATCATTCCGCAATAGCCTTGTTAGTTTTTCCTTATTGCCCTTTATACCTCTACTAGCATCAAATCTATATACAGATTTATTTTTTACTTTGCATCTACCTTTATACCAATAGTATTTACAGTAGTATTCATCTGTATAATATATATGCCATTTAGTTCCTTCACCTGTAGAGACATCATACAATTTTATTTTGTTTTTTACAAGTTCTGACTTGTATTTATTTGACTCTATCCAATCTATAACTTTACGCTGAGGATCTCTGTCCATTCTAAGTATAGAAATTGTAGATAAATTATTACCCATATTAAACTCTCCGCCTTCTAAGATCATATCAATAACCATCTCATTGAAGTCAAAACAAAGTTCTTTAAAAAGGTTTTTATCTATATCTTCTACATTAGAGTTGTAATCCTCATATATATTAGTTATAGTGTGGTTCACTTCTTCTTAGCTTTCTTCTTTAGGCCTCCGTACATTTTGTATCCCATCTTGTTACGTACAGCTTTAGACAACATCTTTAATCCTTTCTGATCTTCTGTAGGAGTCTTTAATCCCCCTGGTTGCATCTTCTTATAACCGCCTATCATTTTCTTCATACTTCCGTATTTATACTTCATAGTCTTCATAAGCTTATTAGCCATTCCACCCTTTTTCATCTGACCTTTGCCGTCAGCTGCATAAAAAGGAACCATTTTACCAGTCTTAGGATCTTTTACCATCTTAAGTCCTTTTTTCTTCTTTAAGCCCCCAGGCTTCATTTTAATTTTACCGTATCCCATAATTGTATAGTTTAACGCCAGTTACTGCAACTACCGCAGTTCCAAGCTCTTAATGATTTATTAATTCTTGATTGTGGATCTCTAGCCGTCTTACTAGATGTACGTCTTCTCTTCATTCCGCACATTCTACTACAGAAACTTGATCTCCTTTTATTACCTTTCTTTTTGCTAGGAGCTTTTAGGTTACCTCCTGTTGCTCTATTATACGACGCACGACCTTTTGCATTCAATCCTCCTTTTGGATTCTTACCTGCTTTTCTTGTCCATGCTGGAGATTTAGCTCCTCCTCTTGCGTATTCTAAAATATCTTTTGCTGTCATATCTTATTGTGTTGGTGGATCTTGCAGCCTATCTAATTCTGTATCATTCATTGCAGGATTAGCAAGCATCATCATGCTACCACTAATTAAACCTTGCGTAATAGCCTCAGTCATATCTGCAGGCATAGGAAACAGATGATTATCATCATAACAATCAGAACCATTACAATCATAATATTTCAATGCCTCAGGATCTTCAAATACCCCTCTAACATTTACAAGCTCCATGCCACCTGGATTAAACACATATAAATAGTCTTCTATAAAAAATGCTTTCTTAGTATCTTTAGTATACTTATCATATGGTAAATATTGTATTCTATTTACATCTACTAAAGGTATTCTCTCAAAACCATCAACAGCTCCAACAAAAGTTATAAGCTCCTTAAAATTAGCTCTGACAGATCTAGGTATAGTCATTTCAGTTCTAGCTATAATACAGTTTGTACCATCAAATGTAGGCTTTAGTCTTCCAGCATACTGATAGTTCTCTTGTATAAATGCATTAAGCTGCCCTTCTGTAGCTCCTTCTTCTTGCATAGCAGTATATTCCTTTGAGAGTTTATCAAAGATCTTATCAGTCATTTCTGCTTGTTGCATACTAAGACCTTCACTAGGTACAATATTTAAATTGTATTCGCCACAACACCTACTTGCATCTACAGGTATAAGCCTTAAACATTTTAAATCTTGTTCTATATGTCTAGACATAAAATTATTACGAGCTAGATCTCTACGAATCATCATAGCTCTGTAATGTTTTATATTAAACTTTACTTGACTAAGAGATATATGATCATCATTATTAGATCTACCTCCTCTAACAATGTTTAAAATATTATATGCAATTTCATTTAATGTCATGTTTTATATATTTGTTTGTAAATACCCTTCATATCCGCGCTCTTTACTCCATATATGTGCCTGTCCTGTTCTCTTTGCTTCATACCCCATCATCTTATGCCAAGCATCGTTAGCACAGATAGAAGGTATAAATCTTACTTTTATTCCCCTATACTCATCAACCTGTTCCTTATGTTTATGTCCACAGTGTACTTCTCTAAACTTAGACTGAGCAAACAACATAGGCTGTTCTGTTGCCATTATCAGTGGCATCTCAGCAGGTTTTTCTTTATCTCCGTGTGTAAACATAATTAAGTTAACTCCGTATTTATAATATTTTCTAGAGTCAAAGTTGTTATCAACATCAACTCTCTCATCGTTTTTAAAGAATGCTCTTAGGTATTCACCTGCATAAAACATTCTCTCGTAGTCATGATTACCTTGTACAACAACCACATCTACAGGTGCAGCATTGGCTAAGTAGTTTATTGCTCTTACCATAAGATTACAATATCCTACAAATGTTTCTTGCCACTCTGCTGAATCTTGCTGAGGTGTACCTTTTGTAGTAGCACGGGAATATCCCTCAGAGTTCATACCATCATTACCTATTGGCAATAAGATTTTTTCTATGTTTAGGCCTTCTGCCTTAGACAGTAAATCCTTTACAGTATTCATATACTCCTCCTCAGCTTCGTCAAGTGTCTGTCCAGTATACTTACCATAGTGAATATCTGGTAAGGAGATCTCATATACAACTGGGTCTTGAACAGTATTATAGTCTTTTTCAACCTTTGGGCTGTAGGATTCTAATAAAGCAATCATTTCTTCTTTTGCTGCTTTCATTATATTATCCTCTCCTTTGACCACTACAGAGAATCTATTGTCTCCTTGCATATTCTGCCAAAACTTTACAGACTTGACATCTGTTTCATTTATTCCATTTTCTTTTAAGAACGTTTTGAACTCACTTATCTCTGAAGTACTTACGTTGTCCAAATCAAAGTCAGATCCTTTTGCATCTATTCGCGCTTCTGTTAATGCATGTCTGCATGTTTCCACACTACAGTTTAGCTTTTCTGATAATCTGGCTGCACCTTCTTTCAGGTAACCAGGCTTCTCTCTTAGAAAAGCTTTAATTTCATCTTTAGTCATATATCTAGGTTTAATTAGTTTTTCTGTGTATCATTTTTCTTTGAGCTACCGCCGAAAAAGAAGTCAACAATTGTGTTAACTTTTGCACTCATGGCCCCAAAGATAGTAGAAATAAAACTAATTTCAAACTCTCCTAAATTTATATCTCCTAGAACAAAGTGATTAAACATCACAAAACTAATACCAAAGTACGCAACTGTGAACAAAGTTGCTAACACTTTTTGTATGATAGCATCGTCTTTATACATGTCACGTGCAGACTTTCTATCTTCTACTTCTTTAGCAAAAGCTTCACGCTCTGCTTCAAGCATTATCTTTTGTAATTCTATCTTAGCCTGATCTCTTTCTTTATCAGTTGTAATTACTTTGTCTAATATTCCTTCGGCGTTGTCTAGAACCTTGCCAAACAGTCCGCCCATTACTTTTTGTATCATTTAATTCTCTGTTTCTATTAATAGATCTACCTCTCCAGTATGTGCAGTAGCAAATAATCTTACTGATAGTGGCACTGGATTTGGTATATCAGCTCCTGTATATGCTGGCCCCTGTTTATAGCCATCCAGTTCTATTGTTACACCTACAGGTATATTTACTTGTGATAAAATCTTAACATCTACTAGTCCTGAACCAATACCAGTTTGCATTAACTGTAAAGTAAATATAGCATTATCACCTACTATGGTACTTGGGTTAGTTATATACATTTTATTAAATGAGGTTATACCTAAGTTATTAGCATTATTTGTATTTATTGTTCTAAGTATTAACATACTATATAGTAAATATTGGTGTTCCTATTATTATATTAAAGTTTCCTTGCATAGATACAGTTGAACTACCTGTACTATTACACACTGCTGGCATAATAAGATCTCCTGCAGATAAACTAAAAGGAGTTCCAAGTACAGTATTAACTTTATATATCTTGCTATTAGAAGTACCTCCATCATCATCACCAGCTGCAAAAAGTCTTTGAGTGTATGTTGAAGGATTACTTGTTCCTATATCAGGAGTACCTACAAATATGGCCACATCTCTAGGATTAACCTCGTTACCGTTATTTCTAAACGATCCACTAACAGCAACTAGCTTACAGGCATGTGGCACAAACCAACCTTGTTGTTGCAAATTGCTAGCTAGTGACATAGTAACAGTACCATCAATAGCCGTGTCTCTAGCTACTCCACTATTTATAGTAAAGCTATCAGAACCAAAACCTCCATTAGCTGCAGGTAACTCATAGTTCGTACTAGTAAAACTATTAGTGTTAACTTCCCAGTTCAAGTATTGATAAGCATATAAATCACTTGTAGGTATATTTGCTGCTACAATCTCACCTCTTATAGTTGCTGATGATTTGTTTTCAACATTACCTAATGCCAAGGATGTTCTAGCTCCAGCAGCGTTAACTGCCCCAGTTCCACCATTTGCAATAGGTAAAAATCCACTAACATCTGCAGCTAAGTCAATAGCATTCCTAGTTATCTCTTGCCCTGACAATGTTATATAATCAAGACTACCTGCTAATGTTACGTTAGTAGAGTTATCAGTTCCTGCTGCATCCACACCTAGTGCAGTTCTAGCATTTGCTGCTGAGTTTGAGTTTGTACCTCCATTAGCTATAGGTAACACGCCTGTTACATCACTAGTTAAATCTGTTGTACCACCACTTACAGTGTTCTTTACTATCTTGTTGTTTGAGTCTAGGCCTAAGTTAGCACCACTAGCAATAGTACCCGTGCTTATATCTTCTAAATAAACATCGTTTCTAAATCTAGCAATTAAATCTTGTATGTACTGACCTATAAACTTCATTAAGCAAAATCAATGTATTCTATTGTTACTTCTTCTCCTTGTTCTATAGCCTTCGCAATAGATGGATAAATCCTTTTATACGCATTAACGCTTTTACCAACGAACCCATCACGGAGAATAAGATTGTTTTCTTGACTGTCTCCAACGATAAGACAGCCAGCAGTATGCTCGTCAGTATTTCCAGTATGAATAAGAATATATTCAAACCCAGGTACATCAGTGACATGCAACATACCACGGTGTATACCAGGATATTTTTTATCATATCTAGCATGAAAGCCTCCTTCTTTTCTTAGTTCTATTTTATATGTTCCTGCAGGTATTCTTGTTTCACCTTTTACTTTTAAGACTCTATGCTCATCCTCTAAGGTATAACATAAGAAATGTTTTTTTACATCACTCACCTCAAATAATGCACCATGCGTACAGTCTGACTGTGAACTAAATCTTAATACTTCTAATTTCATTCTATAATTAGTTTTGTTGTTATAGTTAAGTTTTCCTTAGAAATCTTAATTAGATATATACCTTTGTTAAGTTTTATTCTGTTTGTTTTATCTTCTAATATTAACTTACCAATAATATTGTATACCTGTAAATCTACCTTAGATACAAAGTTTACTACACCTGTTGATGGGTTTGGATATGGAAGTACACCTAATCTTTCAAACATAGTAACATCTGTAGGACCACTCCAACCTTCTTCGCAATAGTTATATAACTCATAACAAGTATTGTCCCATGTATTATCACAGCAATATTGGTCAACCTGTATCACCCACTCAAAACATGAGTTAGGTATATAGTACGGCACACTTGCAGCACATCCTGATTCATAGTAACAACTACTATCAGGTATGTTTGCATCTACATTATAATTAACAGCAGTTATATCAGTACAACCAGCTAATGGTAATATACAAGAACCATTATCTACATTTGCTAAAGGATCATAGTTAAGTGCTAAACTATCCATACAGCCATTTACAACATCTATACAGCTACCATTATCTGTGTTGCATGTATCACAATAATTAAATGCTGTAGGATCTATACATCCAAAGATAAGTGGTATACAGCTACCATCATCTACATTGGCATTAGGATTATAGTTAAATGCACCGTCATCCATACATCCTTCTACAACTTCAATACAAGATCCTTCAAGCTCTACATTTGCCTCAGGATTATAATTCAAGGCCGTAGAATCCATACAACCAAGAACGATTGGTGTTAAACACGAGCCGTCGTCAAAATCTGCTTCTTCATTATACTCGATGTAGCTTGGATTCATGCATCCAGCAATATAGTAACAGCTTCCGTCGTCTGTGTTTACACTATCATTATAATTAAGTGCTGTACTATCTATACAGCCATATGTTCTATCTATACAATTATTACCACAGTTAGGCTCACCAAATATGTAAACAAAAGGTGGTATAGGATTTACAAATCCTCCTTCAATATCTATAGCTACATACTCTTCAGAATATATACTATATCCACATTGAACTGCAGTAAAATCTGATTGTTGAGTTATATTAAACTGTACTCTTACAGGTTCTGATATACTTAGCTCAAATGTAAATGTAGTATCAAACCCTTCTTCTAGAGTAAATTGACCTATAAAATTGTCACCTTGATAAACGTTTAAATATGATCCAGCCCAACCATTACCTGCTAAATCTGTTAACTCTAATGTGTGCATGCAGCTGTCTATAGACTCATCTATGTTTGCCATAGAGTCATAGTTAAATGCTAGCGAATCAGTGCAACCAAATAGTTTTGGAGTAAAACACATACCTGTATCTACTGTTGCTTCTGGTAAAAACTCTAAAAAGCTATCATTCATACAGCCATATACGGGCGGTGGTGGTGCACAGTCTTCTAATGTAAATCCATGAAAAGCAGCATAACCAAAGTCTGCAGAGTCTGGACTTACTAAAGTATCACCACAATGAACTATATAGTATGATCCATCTTGACCTCCCCATATACTACCAGCCATACCGTCACCATATTGATCAGCTATATTAAATAAGTAATCACCATTAGGTATGCATATTTGTACTACTTGAGGCTGATAATCTACTATATCAACATACGGTCCACCAGTAGCAATAGTGTCTTCTAAAGGCGTAATAATAGCCCAAGAAGTTTCTTCTGGATATTGGTCAGGATTAATAATTATATTTACATACGTTCCGTTAGGACATTGTGCATTTGCAACACATGATACTATCATTGCAAAAAATAAAACTATATATATGTATGCTATTTTTTTCATATTATTGTATTGTAAGTTGAATACTACCAAAGACTCTACTGCCGTCTGTACTATTACATTTTATATTTATTACCTGACCGCTTGATTTAGGCAGTGATTGAACTCTATTAATGCTACCTGTTGTACTTTGCAACCTTGCATGAATTGAGTCAATACTCCAATGAAATTTTGTTTTTTCTGTAGCGTCACTTGGTCGTACAACCGCCTCAACATCTATAGTGCCACCATTATCTACAAGCACTGCACCTTTTGGTATTCTTAAATCTAAGCGAGTAAGTCTTTTAAAAGGTATTTCACTATGGCTTTCTATAAATGCTAATTTTTTTGCTGTTTCTTTGTCTTCGTTTTCAAAACCTCTTGTAGTAGTTACTTTTGTTTTTTCACTTGTGCTTAAAGCATTTTTCTGCGTGCCTGTAAATATAACAACTTCATATACATCAGCGCTTGCATCTATAGCATACGGCGTATCTATGCTTGTACCACTAGGATAACCTAACGCGGCGTTAGCTTTTGCTATAATTGTATTGCACTCTGCTTGTGTTCCTGTAAAAATTTCTCTAGCCATTATGTCATACTATTACGTGCCTTTATATCTGCTCTAACTAGAGCACATTCATCGACTGTTAATTTTCTATTAAATATTGCTATCTCATCTATATATCCTTTTACATAAAAATTACTATGATCTACACTTACCGCGCCAAATTCCATGTTATGATTACCACTATTAGCTTTTGTTGCCGATACAACTTGAGTAAGACTACCACCATTTGGATCTGTACTTATAACCATACTTTTGTCTCCAGCGCCATCACCACCTCCGTAAACAAATTGTATAATAGTTTTTTTATCGTTTTCTATAGCTCCGTTAGTAGTAGTAGAAAGAAGCGAATTATCTGCAACACCACTACCTTCTGTTATAACTTGCCAAAGCTGAGAGGTTGTTCCACGCATTTCACCCCACATTAAAGTATCAAGCGTACTATTAACATTAGTTGCGTTTAAAAGCGCGTTAAAATTATTATCAGATATTAAACTAAACTCTACTACTAAAAAAACTGAATACGCGACAGAATTAGGCACAGCGCCATTAGTTATATTCATATAACTCTGTCCAACATCGCCAAAGTTAACACGCCCACTTTCATAAGTTGGGCGTTTATTAGTTGCAGTAGTATTAGTTAGTGTATGATTATTACCACTAGCATCTGCCCACGATTCTAAAGCGTCACCATCTACAACTTGTCCTGTATTAAAAGGATACCAAGCAACTAGACCTGATAAGCCATCTATTGTAAACCCTCCAGTATAAGAAGGCCTATGTACTCCTAATCCTAAACCTAATCCCATATTAAAATTTACTCATTATTAATTCGTCAATATAATTCTGTATCTCTTTTCTTGTAGCTACCATTTCAAAACTAAGATCTGCTTGAAATCTTTTAACTTCTTCTCCTTCATCAAACACTATAATAGTAGGCACAATAGCAATAGCATATTCTTTTTGTATATCCGTATCATCTATACTTAAACTTTTTTTACCAGCATCTGATAGTTTATCAAACCACTCAACATCATTAGCTTCATTCCAGCCTGCATTAAAATGAATCACTGTGATCTGCGAAAAAGCAGTATACGAGGCCGTACAAAAAAATACCAATAATAAATGCTTGTATATAACTTTCCACATTATTTATAAAGTTTATCTTCTATTTTTTCTAATGTAGCTTTTATTTCAGTTACATCTTCTTGTGTATTCATAATAGTATTACGAATCATTTGATCCTTCATATCAAACTCCATTCGTGTTACTTCTGGGTCTGGGGCTACTGGCAATTCTTTTGCCTCAGCTATTTCGCCTTTCAGTGTAAACCACATGCCTGTCATAGTTACTAATACAAAACCTAATGATATAATTGTTTCTAAGCTTAATTTAATTTTAGTGTCTTTTCCTATTTCAGTTGCCATTTTTAAAATATAACGTAGTTAATTCCTAATTTAAAGTCGTACCATTCTTTGTTCCAATACTTATTGTATTTACCTTCAATGAAACAACCTAGGTGCTTAGTCGCTTTTAGTCCAAATATCAGTCCTCCTGAGTAATCATACCATTGTTCTCCGTCATTAAAGTTATGGAATGAATACTGCCCACCATCATCATAATGGTAAGGCATTAGGTTACCCCAGGAATGTAACCAAAAGTTTTTCTTATAGTGATAGAAATCAAAACCTATAACTAATGAGTGTTGCCACTGATTAGCTAGTTCATTTCTTTTCTTCTCTACATAGTTTTCTAGAACCTGTGGTATAATTACTTGATTCCATACCTCAGCGCTAGTAGCTACAATAGCACCATCTGGTGCTCTGTATTCTGATTCATATACATCTATACTATAACCTTCTTCAATAGCTAGTTGTGTATAGTGTATATCACCAGTAGTCATTGTCCACTCTTCTAGTGGATCATAACCGTATGGTTCTGCTAGTCTTTGTACGGCACCTATATTGAATGATAGCTTTTTACTACCATTCAATCTTAGTCTATGTGTTCCTTCAAAATACTCTATGTCTGCAAAACCATCTTTAATATATTCTGCTTTTGTAAACCACTTAGATCTAGCATATCTTATAAAGTGGTGCTGATCAAGATACTCTACACCTTCCTGTCTTCTATATTCTATCTCAAATAGATACTCAAAAGGGTTTCTTCCTATACTGGCAGCGTCACTAAATGAAGACTCTGTACCATCTTTAAATGGTGATGAGCCTTCATACTGAAACCTTTGTATCTTACGAATACCCATAGATAATGAGTAGTCATAAGGAGTAATGATAGTATCATATAGCAAGGTACTGCCATCTACAGAGTATATCTCCTGATCAGATAGTGATGTACCACCATTAGCAGCCACATAGAATGTAGAAAACTTTATAGCCTTCTTAAACTGTGCAGAACTAACTAGTGAACACAGTAAAAATAATATTAAAAATTTTATTCTCATTATGAAGCAGCTACAGTTACATCTCCGTCAGCATATGCTAAAACAGATCCACTATCTAATTCAATACTTGTAAAGTTTCCATAGATAGTAGCCCCTTTTGGAATAGTAAAATTTGTAGCAATAGATTGTAAAACTCCATTACCAGTATTATTTTCTAATATATTTGTACTACACTCAGATACATCTACCACAGCATCTTCTAATGCTGTTACAGCATAGAAAGGTCCTGTATGTGCTACAGCGTCATCTATATGTACAACTCTGTTAGGTCTACTATTTATAGCCTTTAATAATTTTTCTTGATTGTTACGAATATCCATATTATTAATTTTTAATATTATTGATCTGTTCCAAATATACCAAACTCTAACATAGTACCAGTTGTGGTAGCATATACTTTGTAAGTCTTATCAGCATTGTTTGGTAAAAAAGCCCAATCTCCACCTGCTAGCTTAGCTATGATAGGATCTCCTGTAGACGTATCGTCAATTACCCAAAGAAAATCTGAAGCAGTAGTATCTAAATTTTTAAGATATAAATACATAGGTGCTGCAAAATCATCTGCAGTATAAATTAAGTTAGCAGTTCCTGAATTAGTGCCAGTTATTTTTACAGTTTTAACTCCACCTCCAGTTACAGTTATAGGCTTAGTTACAGCTAATGAAAGATTGCTAGTACCAAGATCACTTGATGATAGTGTTACTTTTGCATTTAATGTTGCCATGTTTATTTAATTTTAATTGTTCACTATTTTAATTATAGCACTTAACTGTTTAGGAGTAATATCTTGAGGCAAATTCTTTTCAGACATAGTAACTAGTTCTAGTTCAACTGTCTCCTCTAAAATATCATTAACTTCTTCCAATTGTGCTTTTCTTTTATCTATAAGCTCTTTATTCTCTTTTTCAAGTTTCTTAATTAATTTTTCAGACTCTTCAGACTTTTCAATCTTGTCAGCCTCTTGTAATAACTTTTCAAACTCTGGAGAAGGTTTTGAAGCCTCATCAATATGCTTTAATTCATTCCTAAGCTTTTCTATATTCTTAGAAACTGCTACTGCAAATTTTACTCCTTTCAAATCTTGAACTGCATACAGTCCATGTAATGTTTCTAACATCTCTTTGTTAGTTGCTTTAATCTTTGTCATTGTCTATTTGGTTTTAAAATTTAATAATTAGTTATTATACACTATTGTTAACAATCATATAGTGTACTTTTCTTGCATTGGTATCTGTTGCAGCATCTCCAACATTTTTTAATACTACATTAAAATGTCCGTCTGATTTAGTTCCTATCTGTGCTATTATAACAGAATCATCTGTACTACTTCCTATAGTTACAGATTCTACTGTAAGTAATATTAATGAATCTGCCTGAGCCGAAGAATTTGTTACTCTAAACTCGGCCTCAGCTCCTGACGCTAATGACACAGCTGCCAAAGTAATAATACCTGCCATAGCATTAGATGTAACAAGTGTACTATGATTAGTTAATTGGGTAACATCTCCTCTACTAGTATACACTATACCTTTGGTAGGTGTATGAAATATTGCATTACCGTACTTTATAGTTACATCCAAGTTTTGATCAGCTACTAAAGCCTCAGCATTGACTCCTGTAGAAATAGTGCTATTAGTATCATTTACAGGTTGAAGTGATACAGAACCAGAAACCCCGCCGCCTTCTTTTGCTCCACCTTGAATAGCTATACTACCTCCATTACCACCACCTCCAGTACTAGAGCCAGCCTTAATGGTTATAGAGCCTCCAGCCCCATTTGAACTGCTGCCTCCTATAAGTTGTGTTAGACTTCCTGCTCCTGATGTAACAGCTTTTGTTGTAATATCAGTAGCACCTACTAAAGTAATTCCACCTTTTACATTAAATGCAGAATCAAAAGTATTACCACCAGCAGTAGTATCTCCTGTAAAAAGATTACCAGAGGCATCAAACTGAATACCTTTTGTAGCAGAACCGTCTCCATTGATTCTACCATTAGTACCCATATCTATATTATTATTGTTTACATCTAGATTAGAAGTAAGTGCAGCATTTACAGCAGCAACTTTCCATGCTAGTCCAGTAGCTGTAGAAGAGTCTGCTGTAAGTACAAAATCATTTGTACCAACTGCAAGAGTTTGAGGAACAGAACCAGTTCCAGCTAAAAGCATACCTTTAGTAGCAAAGGCTACGGCTCCTAGTGATGCTGTACCTCTTCCATATAATAAACTATTTGCTGTAACTTCAGCAACTCCTGTACCCCCGTTTGCTACAGGTAATATAGTTGCTCCCACATTTGATGTTAGATTTACTGTGCTTAAAAATCCAGAAGTACTATTATTACAGTTATTAAGATCTAAGCTAGCTTCTACTAAACTTAATAATACATGACCATCTGTATGTAGTGTCGAAGTTAGTGCTCCACTTGATGTACTTGTAGCTGCAATTTTTCTTAAATTTAATTGAGTTGTATTAGTTAAGCCGTTGTGAGATTTTACACCTGCACTACCTGTATCACTAATAGTAGGAAATATAGAATTTAATTGAAATCTAAAGTCTGATGAAGTAGCAATATTTTGTACATATACATAATGACTATTTGTAGTAGTACTCTTTGATAAATTTGCTAGATTTTTTATTTGTGCCATTTTATTTTATTTTTTAATTTTTAATCTGAGACATCTAAAGATTCTCCTCCTCCTAAACTTATTCCTCCAGGTCCACCTAAATTTAATATTGGAGTTCCTGTATAAGTAGTAGTCCCAGGCATATACGTTACATCTTGGAATGCTCCATAAGGAGATTTAAGTATACCACTTCTCTCTCTACAATCCTCACAGTATGTTAAAACTATTTTTATAAACTCTCTTAATCTTGCGTTTGAAGCGTCTTCACCATCAAATAGACATGCAGCTGCTTTCTTTCTTAAAAGATCGTTTATCATAGATAAATGTAAATATCTATCCTCGTCTATTGTCTTACCTGTTAACATAGCACTAAAGTATTTTTCACCCTTATACTGCAAGCAGTGCTGCAAATATACTAAAAATGCCTCAAAGTCTGGTATCTCTGGTGGTACTACCGGTCCTTCAGGTTCTCCGTCAACTAAACATGTACCATTATCAATACTAGCTAATGGATTATAATTTGATGCTTCAGGGTCTGTACAACCAAATATTACTATATACTGGCATAGTGTATTATCTGCTAATATGTATGGAGGATTAACTTCACTCACATAATTTATAGCATCAGGATCTGTACACACAAATTCTGGATATTGACAACTTCCATTATCAACATTAGCGTTTTCATTAAAGTTTATAGCTGTAGGATCAATACAACCAGGTATCTCCCCACACTCTCCATATATATTAAATGTAGCCTGAGGATTATAATTTTCTGCAGTTTGAATCATACATCCACATATTTCAACATCATCATTATTTAAATTATATGTATAAGTTAGTGGACACTCTGTAGCATCTGCAGATCCAATCAAAGGTATTAAGTTATCAAAAGTATCGTTAAATGTATTTAAACTAATATAAAAAGTAAAATTAAAAGTATACTCTCCAAATGCATAAGGGCTTCCAGTTATAGCTGCTATTTCTTCTAGTGTAAAAGTCATACCAGTACTACCAAGAACTTCTCCTGTATCTGGAATGATAGCAAAGTTTGTACCAGACATTCCTGTTAAATAGTGATCAAATATTTGACCAGTATTAGTACTAACGCTAACTGAGAATATCATACCTGGAGTTCCTGAAACTTGAATATCAAAATATCCTGAGCAGTTTACTGTCTCTCCTTCTGGAGATGTATATAGTTCAGTGCCTATAAAATTAACAGATCCGTTAGTTGCAAAATCATCACAGTTAGTTGATGTAATACATAAATCATTATTAGCAAATTGTGTAATAGGATCTAATACTTCTACACAATTAGTAACTCCTATACCACAATCATTACATACACCTTCTTGTAAAACAAACGATCCATTTGTTACACATCCACCAAGTGCAAAATTAGCTAGCATCAATCCTGAAGATCTAGCACTATCTGACACTGGATATACATAAAAGAAATATCCATTATGACTTGTAGTGTTTACTTTCCATGGATGATCTAAACTAAAAGTTTGAACATTATCATTAGCAGAAGTATTTAAAGCAGTAATAGTATTTGTAAATATTACATTAGCGTTAAAAGGATCTGCACTAATAATATCACCTATATATTCAGTAAATGCAGCATCAGCTTGAGCTCCATTTGTTACAGTAGCCGGATCAAATACTACTATACCAAAAGTTTGAGTATCTATCATAGATGCTGCCGGTTGATTCAATGTTAAGTATAAAGTAACATTATAGCCATCAGGAATAACATCTCCAGCTACTAATTGTAAATCTGCGTATTCGTTATTAGTAAGAGCTACATTATTAGAATGTGCAACACTAATAAAACTACTTCCAAGTCCATTAGCATTATTACAATATACACATAAACTATTATCAGTAATGTTAGCATCAGGATTATAATTTAGAGCAGTATTATCAGTACATCCTGTAATATCTGTACTAGTTACTTCTACATAAAAGTTGTTTTGTACTGAACACAATGTGTTTACCTCAGCCCAACTTGCTGAAGCAATTTCTACAGCTACTATATTTATTTGAGTAATACCGTCTTCTTCAACAGGAAATGCCAGATCTACTATACCAATTGTAAGCTCTCCTCCAGTAGAAGCTTCTTCAAACGATCCGTCGTTAACTACTATAGTTACATTAGGCAGAACCTCTTGAGATACTGGATTATAAGCTTGAAAAACATTAGGGCCTGTTTGAAATATTCTTAGGTTAAAATTAGATACATCTCCACCACTTACAACTTCTATATATACCATTAGTGAAGTTACAGTAGAACCATTGTAAAAAGGATTATTAGTACCCTCATAAGGATCTAATTCTGCATTATCTCCAAAGGCTAATAAAAAAGTTGTTTCTACTAACATAGAACTTCCTGATGACCCTTGTATATTGAAGCTCTGTTCAGTATCTGATTCATATATATAAAACTCTGGGAAAGTACAAGACAGATCATCAACGTTAGCTTCAGGATTATAATTACAAGCTGCAACATGTGTACAACCTAAAACCTCAGGATCTCCAACTGGGTCAGTTACTTGATTATCCTGATATGAATAATAGATGGCTTGAAAACCCATAGTTTCTACATATTGATCACTATTAAATGGATCTAACTTTCCAGCATTTGGATTTGCTGCAACACCACCTTCTTGACTGTGCGTGCCATATTTATATGCTAACATTCCATACTCACTAGGAGTATTGAATACTAAAACTTTTTCAGCAGCTCTTTTCCACCATCCTGCAGGGTTAAAGTATTCATCTACTGCAACGGCTGGTGCTCCTGCTACCGGTATTGCAAATCCTGAGCCCTCTGCATCTTCAACACCCCAATTATAACCTGAAAAAAATAGGTTTTGCAGTGGATCAGAATCAGCTATGTCAGCACTAGGTATTGTGCTATAAAGTGTTCCTACTGGAGCAGCATTATTTCCTTCAAATATATCCACAGCAAATGGTCCTGTAAAAGCATCGTGATAACCTTGAATATTACTACCACCAAAACTTAAAGTATTCCAGGCAAATCTACTGGTGTCTTTATTCATTACATAACCAGTTTCACCACTTGTATCAGTAGGTAACTTTCTAGCACTAGCTGCAAAATTATCATTAGTCCTTGCTTTTTTAGGAACATATAATGCAGCATATATTTTTTTTGTTTCGTTTGTTACACCATACCCTTCACCTTGAAATGGAATTGAACTTCTTACCATTCCAGGTTTTAAAAATTGAAAAACAGCTCTTTGCTGAGAATTTTCTGTTCCAAAAGTACTTCCGTCTGCATTGTTTGTATTAGGCCCTAGATTATTAGGGTCAGTATCTATAGCTCCCATGGCTTGCCCATATATATTTCCTACTTGAACTCCAATTGGGTGAGGTAGATCTATAGGCTTTCTACACCATGCTACCTCCTCATCAGCATTTATATACATTTTGTAAAAAACCTGAATGTTTATGTAAGTGTCAAGAGCATTATTGTTATATGGATTAGTACCATCTATAAAATTTCTTATAACATCTGAACCACCACCGCGAGTAATATATATAGCATATGAAGATCCTCCATACTCTGCTGAACCCACTGGCGACATAATATAGTTAACATCAGCAGAAGGTATGCTAAAACCTGGAATACCTTTACTACCTATAACAACTTCAAAAGGATTAGAATTATCACCATCTCCAATACTAAAAGCATCTTGACCAGTAGGAGCTCCGTCTACAATACCCTGAGCAAAGTTTAAAGCAGCCATAATATTACCAGTCAATATTGATCCTACGCTTTCTGGACCATCTTCAGTATAAAAATCATTTATAAGTATTACATACTTAATATATCCTGGTACAACCTGTTTTACATCTTCATATAGAAATTGACCAGCTGGACCTGCTGCTGAATTATCAAAATTATCACTACCACCATGTCTTGGCTGGCGCATTCTTCTAATATCAATTATTTGACCTGTTAAAGTTAATCTTGTAGTACTAGACATTTATTAATATTAGCATCCACAGTCACAACTGGACGTGCATAGGTTAATAGCTTTATTGTATTTTTCTGTGGCTCTCCCAGCATTTATAAAAAAGCCTTCTAAATCTGCTCTTGCAGCAGTTTGTAATAAATAAATTTTCATTGCTTTTTCTAACTTTGGAGACTTTGCTGGGTCACATGGACAAGCTAAATAGTCATCCATTGCGTCTCCTAAGCAGCAATCTAAAGCGCATCCAGCAAGAACTGCTGTGCTAAAACTGTGCTCTCCTTGGTTAAAAGCAAACACATATACGCCTGCAAATGGTTGTGCTTGATTTAATGTTAATGTTGTATTACCTGCAGTTAATTGGTCAGGAGTAAAAACATTATCATTTATTTCAACAGCATTGTTATTCACAAAGCCTGTTATAATTACATCTTCGTCAAAGTTTTTTGGAACGAAGGTTATTGTTATAGTCTTGCAGTCTCTGGTTATTGTGGCATTGAAACCTGCATTTATATTTGTTAGCATTGCATTCTGCATTCCTCCTGCAATACCTGTAAGGCTTGGAATATTAGGCATATCTTAAATTTTTAAAAATAAAAAATCATCCCCATATTTCAGGGGATGATATTAATTAATTATTATCCAACGTAACGGTTATGCTTGTTGTAAATTTCAGCATCAGTAGTACCGATATTGATATTACCAAAAGCATTGTTCCAATTTGTTTCAGTTGAAAGTCCATCAGGAACTGCAATAAGAATAGAATTCTCACCAGTAAATAACCATGGATTAGCATGTCCTTTGTTAGACTGATCCCAAGTTAACGTGATTGTGAAGTAATCATCTGCAGCATCTGCATAAAGAGTTTCAGTCATTGGTAAATAGATATTGTTGTGACGTCCGAAATATGCTCTAGACATTTTTTCGTAACCAGCAATAATTCTACCATCACCATTACCTAAAACAAATCCAGTATTAGTTATGGCTGTTGAAGTAGGAGCTGCTGTTAAACCTGAAAAATCACCAAGTAATTTAAAGTTTACACCCTCTTGATCAGCTGTAAATGTTAATGTATCAGTACCAGCATTATAAGAAGCTGTGAAAGGCATGTTATCAATTGCATTGAACTCAGTAACTAAAGCAGCAAATTCAGTATCTAATGTAGCTGAAGTAGCAACACGCTCGTAGTTAATTACTTGTCCTACATATGATGGTCTTTCATCATTTGAAGGATCAATGAATCCTTGATATTCAGTATCTAAACTTGTAATCACAAACTTGTAGCTGTGAATTTCACCTACAGCAATGTTAGCACCTGTAGCAACAAAAGAAGCTGAAGCAGCAGCTGATGGAGTATCAGGATGCGTATTGATTTTAATTACATCATCAGAATAGATAATTGGTGAACACTTAGGATTTCCACTAGCTTGTCCTTGAACAATTTGAAATCTCTTAGGTACGATAGCTGATGGTAATGCTGTTGTTACAGCACCCGCTGCTGTAGTATCCGCAATTGAAGCTGCTGCTACAAAGTTGTTTACTAGGAAAGATTCAGATGCTGATAAGTATGCGGCTGCGTCTACATCCCAAATACCTATTGCTCCTGAAGCAATCGCTCCATAAGCTGTTCCGTTTGCAGTTAAATCTGCATCGTTACCAACAAAAGTTAGTCGTTGTATTCCACTATGACTCATAGTTTTAAAATTTGTGTAGTCATATGACTACGTTAATAATTAGGTTATTCAGACTGTAGACGTTCTACAGATCCGATCTGATACCTAGGATCTGAGATATTACCCAAGATCGTAGCTACCGTCATGTCTACAATCTCCTGATGTACGTTATCAGGAAGATCGCAGTTTACCTGCAAAGATAATGAAACCGTTGCAGGTTTTCTTATGTATAACATTTTTACGTTATCTATTATAAATATATCATTACTATATAATTCTAACTTGTTATCTGTAATTGTGTATAATGGCGCCTTATGACTGGTTTTATTAAAAGGGTCTCCTAACATTTTATATATATCATCATGCTGAGAAAACTTAGCAGCATATACTCCTGGAGTCATATCTGCTAAACCATAACCAGATGATGGATCAATTACTCTTGTGTAGTCTGAAGGAGAAGCTGCTACATATGCTAAATTAGTTGTATCTCCTAATACAGTATGAATTATAGTATTGGCATTTAGTACACCAGCAGTATCTGCTAGACTTTCAAATGTATTAGGATTAGCTATAATAATAAAATTATTAGCTGCAAATACTTGATTATACTGTTGCCAATATACTTCTATACCTGGTACTAAATTTACAGGATCAGTTAAATAAGTAATAACTGCATCTAAATTTTCAAAATTAGGAACTTCATCTACAGCATTTAGAATAGATGTTCCTAATCCTAAATATGTATCATCTGATGCTATATTAACAGTTGTTGCAAAACCATTAGATGCATTATACAAAGCGGTAGAAGGAACTGCAATGTACTGAAATCCATCTATCTCTTCAGTTGAAGTTAGTATTCTTCTACACTTATATACATTTGTTCGAGCACTTACTCTTATCAAATGATAATAATCTATTGGAAAGGCTACAGTATCTACAAATATATTACTTAATATTTGTTCTTTATATAAAGGTAAGAGATCCACTTCAGTAAGTAAAGTTCTAAGGTCATCAATTCTTTTTTGACTTTCCTCAAATCCTACTCCATACTTATTACCTTTTGAATTAAATCTTTGACTGATAAATCTATGTATATTTTTATTCAGTTCTATATCTATTTCTTCAGGTAAAATTAAGTCGGCCTGAAAGGAGTGGATTTTATCCACCCCTTGATTGACCGCAATATGCATCTCTTGTACATTCATTAAGCTCTAGCGTCTTTTAGTTTAGCTCTTAGTTCCATAAGCTTTCCAGAGTTCTTCTTATCATTCAGCTTAATTACAGCATCATTCATAGTATCCCCTAAAATCTCATCAATATAAATGATTTGGTTACCAATCTTACGTAAGATCTCTAAACTAACCATCTCTTCTAATTGTGCCTTTAATTCTAAGTTCTTATCAGTTGCATACTTCAAAAACTTAGCAGGCTCAGAGTTTTTAAGTTCGTAAAGCATATTCTCTAATTCTTCTTTTGTTAGAGTATCAGGATTAGTTGTGTTAGACATCAGTCGCGCAATATGCTTCATCTTATCTAAACTTCCTGAAGCTTTAATAAACTCCTTATCAGCATCTTTAAGAACTTGTATTTTATTGTTCTTAGTTCTTATCTCTTTCTGATTATCCAAAATGTAAAACCTTTTTATAAAGTCTTTTTCCATTTCGTCTTTACTAGATGCTACTTGTGGATGTCTTAATGCCCACTTGTATTTAATCCAATCTTCCATAATAATTGGATTACCATCTTCATCTTCAGAGATGTCTAATTCTACTCCCGCAAAGGGAACACTTATTGTCATTTCTGCCCAATAGTTTTTTTCATACTTTGGCCAGTCAACGTGATCAGCTCCTACATCTAGAAGCCCATCTAAATATTTTTTGCAATCTGCCGGGCTAAAGCCTCTTAGCGGTTGCCTATCTTTGTATACACTACTTAGATACATTCTTGATTCTAATTGAATCTCCTTAGGTAAGAAACTCTTAGTCTCTTGTCTCCTAATAACTATTTTTCTTGTCATTTTTAAGTTCTTTAAATTAATTTTCCATTCGGGTTTGTAAGAATACTCAACCCTACTTTCTTATATAAATAGAGATTTGGGGGGCTTTGACACCCCCCTCATCTCAGAGAAACCAGATATATAGACTGCGATTAACGCCTCTTACGAACGTACACACTCAATGTCTAGTGAAGTATCAAATCTCTTTAATACAATACCACCAGTTTTTAACATGTGTACAGACGCCCCGTCTACATCAGATGCACGTAAATCTGACTCATTGAACCCTTTAGGTACAACAGAACCAGCTACTGCCCATCTTAAATACTCACGACCTTTTTTGTTGATCATCTGAATGTTGGCTTGGCCATCATAGTTAGAGTTGTCAACAAATACCATACGGTAAGATTCTAATGAATATCCTGTAACAGGGTGTTTTGCACGAGCTTGTGCTACTGGACCGTGATCAAACATATCATGTTTAACAACGTTTACTACGTGTCCATCCACGTGCTCGTATGTTGTAAAGTAACCAGTCAATCCTAATGAACGACCAGTACCCGTGATGAATCTATTCTCGCCACCGACTTTAAAAGCATTAGCACCTGCTGAGAAGTGATTCTTTAATGCTTCATCAAATTCTCTCATACCACCTGTTCCAGTGTAAAGAGTAATTTGTTTTTGAGATGCGTCAGTCATTCCGTAGAATAAGTCACCGATTACATTTTTAAGTTTAGTTTCAGTCAATGTAGAATAAGTATCCTTATTGATAATTTGCTGTAATAAACCAGGACCAGAGATAACAGGTTGTCCGTTCTCATCTGTCATAGTAGTTACACCATTATTATCATAAGTCTTCTCACCATACATGTACATCAACTCACATTCTTGTTTGAAGTGTAACATATGCTGATACTCTTCATAGTCCATCCATAACTTAGTAGTTGAACCTTCTTTAGTTGGTAATTCAAACTCTGCAACATAATCTTTTGCATTACCAGACATGTGATAAGATTTACGTACTGTACCAATTTTGTTACGTACTAAACCTGGAGCTGTCCAGTTAGAAGCATTACCTCTTGAGAAGTCAACACCTACGTTAGCGTACAATTGACCAAACATTGCACCTGCTAATAAATCAGCTGCTGGCACTTGTAAAGTTGTACTTGGGTTAACTAGTTTTACATCATACTGATAACCTCCCTCAACTGGAGTTGGCTCACTCATGATTCTCACTAATACACCTGATTGAGAAACCAATGTGTAAGGGAATATGAACCACTTGTCTGGGAAAGTAATTTGAAATACAGCACCTCCAAGGCCGTCACCAGCGCTTGCTACTACAGGACGAATATGCTGAGTATGAGACTTCACTCGGTACTCGTATTCAAATCTATCAATAGATACGGTGTTACCGACACCCTCTGTTAACATAGTTAGAGGAAACTTTCTGTCCTCACGTCCTGCGAGATGTGTAATAATTGGAGAAAGCTCAGTAGGCTTTTCCATTAACGCATTAACTAACGAGTTAGTGTCAGTCATTTGCGAATCATTGTAATAAGTTTTTAATACTCGCATTTTAAAAAAATTTAATTGCTATAGATTCGTCCTATAGACTTGTTAGGCTAAGATCTAAGTTATCTAAATCTGTTGACTTAGTTTTACCTACACCTTTTGCACCTTTTACAGATGTGGTCTTGTTAGACCTAATCTGCTTTCTCAAAGTTTTGGCTGTTTCTGTTTTAGCCTTAGCTTTGATAATATCATTTAATTTAAACCCTTTGAACATTAGATAGTCAATTGCTAATCTAACATCCATATCTGCATCGCCGTGATCTAGATCTCTTTTGGTATTACCCTGAGAATCTACTGGCTTAGAGATATAATCAAAGAATTTTTTCTTATCTCTTTCTTGTACTACTATTCCTGAGAACTCTCTTGAGTCTTGTATAGTACTATTTACATTTTCCCAGAACTCTCTAGCCTCTTCTTGCTGCTGTTCTTGAGATTGTTTCTGCTGCTCCATAATCTCACTTTGACGAGAATTTTCATATTTTACTAGAGCTTCTTTTGCTTTTACGGACTGAGCATATAGTTTGTCTCCAGCCTCGTAGTCATTTAGTAAGTCAGCTATAAAGTCATCTTCATGGCCTTTTACTCTAAAGTATTCTGTTAATACTGCTTTTTGCATAAGTGCATTGTCTTCTGTAATATTAGCATTACTAATACTTTGCATTCTGCTACCCATTTGATAGAACTGAGTTGAATCCCCACCTGATAATACATACTCTAAATGTTTTTGTATTTCAGGAAACTGATCAAATAAATTGTCAAGTTGTTCTTCTGCCATTGTGGATGCAACATCTTTTGTAAGAGTTGTCAATCCATCAACAGTATCATCATACTCACCATCCATTTCATAACCAAGATTTGAAAGAACTTCGCTAACTACTGCTGTCTCTGCTGGTTCTGTAGTTTTAGCTTCTACCTCATCTTCTGAAGCTGAAACTGTTTCTTCTACTTTTTCTTCTTCAATCTCGTCTATCTCTTCTTCTGTTTCTTCTATGTCCTCAATCTCTTCAGACTTAGGCTCTTCCTCAATATTTTTGTCTTGAGGTTCTTCTACTGCAAGTTCACTAGCTACTTGCTCTTCACTAGTTGTTGCTACACCACTATCAATGAAGTCATCGAAAGTAATGTCATCTAAATTAAGTTTCTCTTTATTGTCCATATCTTTGCAAAATTATAATTATTATGTTAAATTTTATAGTTCCTATTCTGTTTCCTTACGCGTTTTATTATATAGCACTTTATAGCTATTCAACAATTTCTTGTACTCACTTCTAGTATATACTTTATCATTTTCAACATGATAGTACATATCATGTTTATCTGTCTTACCAGATGTCGATCTTCCATAAGGACTATGATGTAGTGATACACGACCTTTATTTGGTATTTTATTTGCAGCACTATCTCCAAAAATTATATCACCGCTAAATTTTTCTCCAGTCTTAAGATCATAGGCTACCCCTTTATTATCAAATTTTAATTGATCTATAGGCCTTGCTGCTGTTTGAAGTTGATCTACTAGAGGATCATTTTTCTGAATTATAGTGCTGTCACTTTTTGTAGAAAGTCCACCATCTTCAAATGCCTTCGTTCTATTTCTAGCAGATGCTTTTGATTCAGCCATTGTTTTGTCATATTTAGCTGCCCCCCTTTTAAATGCCTTTGCAGACTTCTCAGCCAGATCAAATATAGTTCCCAGTGCTCTTGCTTGTGGCGTACTCTTAATACCTTCATTAACAAGTTTTAATGAATCTTCTACGATTGTAGCATCCCCGGTTGTTGATCCTTTAACTGCTCTTGGATCATTTTTAAGTGCATCAAATACTTGTTGCGGTGTTGTTACTCCTAATGCTGTATACTTAGATTGATCTAGTCCAAAAGCTGCGCATGTCTGATCTGCACAGTTATTAGTTAAAAAATTATAATCACCTTTTTGAGCTGCATCCAAGTAAGTTTCTAAATCTTTTTTATTTAAGTTTAAAATAGTTGTTTCAACACCTGGAGCATAACTACGCTCTGGACTATAATAGACTCTTCTATTTCCTTCAGGCCATGGATTCAATTCCTTTGTTACATTACCATACTCTTCTGGTAAATCATCTACATTTAATATCCTTGACTCAATATGACCAGGCGGCATATTTTTATAACCAAGTGGATATTTAATTACTTCTACTTGATACTGTTGAGGGCTAGAATCTTTCATGCCACCCTCTTCAAAATTTTTCATAGGAGGCATATGCTCTTGCTTCATAAATCTTTGTAAAGACTCAGACATTGTTGGTTTAGGGTCAGGGTCAGGTAAGTTAGCAAAACCCCCAGCTCTTTTAAACCTAGTAACACCAGGATCATAATCTGTTCTAAACCTTC